TTAATTGACCTGCTCCCGCTGCACTTGCCTCACCATGGTTATACCCATAGTCACTAATGATACCAGCCACGGCAGAAACTTTCTTGAAGTCTCTCTTCGAGTTGATAAGTGACGAGTACAAGTAGAATCTTTGAACCGGCTTTAATCCATCGATCATATTGGGAATCGCTCGGGATTCCACTGTATACATTGCGAAAGATTTCCACTCGTTAGACGCTACCTGACTTATAGGGTATTCACCCAGTGAGGTCTTATTGTCTTCATTAATAAATTGATCTAAGCTCATTTTATAAGTGATTCCTTTAATTTATAGTACCATTATACCATGCATTTTGCCGAATGTCAACTAAATAAAGCTTTCAAGCAAAACTTTTTCTACCTTTTTACGGTATTTACAGCCAATATAATTGGTTTTGAAGTATTCTCCGTTATCAGGAATGTCATATGCTATCTCTAAAGGGATACCCATTTGATCTGATAGTTTATTTTCCTGAGTAGTGGCTAGGACCACGCGGTCGTTATCATGAATAAATTTCCACCACTGATCCATGTCTTCCCATTCTCTTTCGAATAAAAAGTCTAACCATATAGCTCTTTGTTTGATATGAGCTCTTTCAACGGCTATTGGATCTTTACGAGTTGGAATACGAGCAAAGTCAACAGCCTTAAAAGCATCAAGAGCATCTTGGGTAATACCCACAACTCTCCAAGTGTTATCAAAGAACCAGCCTTGAGTAGACGAGAAGGCACGAATACCATATTGTCTACGCTCAGCCATTTCCTCATCTAAGATGGGAGCTTGGAAAGCTTTAAATATATCAAAGTAATATTTCAGTTCTTTCTCATTCATAACGAAGCCTGCTATTTAAAAGTATTTGTTGATTACTTCCAGTTGTTCTTCATAGTCTGCGATGATTTTAAGTTCGCTTTCAATAGCGTCCATCACATCTGGGTGCTCACCAATACCAGCTGGGTTGGTAAGATATACTTCTACATTCATCTTATGCTTATTGATCTTACCAACAGCGTGTGACTTCAGTGATTCTAAAATTTGCTCTCTAATTTCCATTTTGTTTCTCCTTATGCCATCATATAATCTTTACGAAGTTGGCTGTCTTTACCAAACATCATTTCAAATGTCTTGGCGTCGTCAACAGTAACTGTGTCGTAAACTGGTTCATTAATAATGGTACTATATTCTTCCTCTTGGAGTGAACCCAGACCTTTAATGTATCTGTGTTTCCATCCGGCTTGGTCTGATTTAAACTTGCTCGCCTCTTCATATGCATAGAACCACTTAACATCTTTTGCTTTAGTGGAAATCATAATTGGAGTACGAGTGATTTTGACTTTCTTTTCAAGCAATAGCCTTGGCCAAAACTTGTAGAAGAAAGCGATAAGCAATGGACTAATGTGTCCAATACCATCGTGGTCAGCATCGGTTAGAATTGCGATATGCTTATATGTCATATAGTCAACGCTATTTGGATTTGTAATATCTAACCCAAGAACTGATACTAATTCTGATAATTCTTTATTCTTAAGAACATCAGCTGGTTTCATGTCCCACGTGTTCATGATTACACCACGTAGTGGGTAAGCACCAACCTTATTAGGATCACGCACCTTCAGCAAGAAACCCATAGCCGAATCACCCTCTACAATTTTAAGAGTGGCATCATCACGGTTTGCTGAAATATGTTTTGCTACCTTTACCTTACGAAGTTTCTTTTGAGCAAGAGTAGCAGCTCTACGATCGGCTGCAATTTTCTTAGCCAACTGAGCTTCAATAATAGGATCAATGATTGTAGGACTATTAAGGATTTTACGAGCGATTGCATCAGATTCCTTAATACCAGCAGCAAGTGCGTGTTCACGAACATTACTCATTGGATTCGTTAAACGTTCTTTTGTTTGTGAATCAAACTTTGGATTCGTAAAGTTCCTTGCAAACATTACAAACGTAAGACCATTCTTAATAGTTGACTTAGCAACTTCAATTTTGTGCTTACGCTTAATCATTGTGCCAAGATCTTCCAATACGGCATTCGTAAGGAAGTCGACATATGTACCACCTTGACGTGTGTTCACACCATTCACGAATGAATTAGAACGGAAGCCATCTTCGGAGGAAGCATAAAAGAAAGCAAGATCTTCAGATTTCTCAACAATAAATTCACCTTCATCACCGACAAATAACTTAGCGTATTTCTTAAGATCGTTGACCTTAATTCTACGTTTATTAAATGAGAATGCAATCTCAGGGAATGCCATTTGAAGGCTAATCATACGATCTTCAATAAGAGATATTGTATCTAAAGATTCAAGATCATCTATTTCAAACAACGTGTAATCTGGTACGAATGAAACTTCAGTACCAGAACCTTCAATGCCTTGCTTTACTTGTACGTCAACTGAGTCACCGCCATTTTTGCATCGAACTTCAACGCGTTTACCGGCTGACCAAGTCTTACCAACAAATTTAGAGGAAAGAAAGTTAGTTGCTGCTGAACCAACACCGTTAGTACCAATAGTAACACGTTCATCATCGAACGATGTACCAGCATTAACTCTTGTCCAAGCAGCTACTGGGCGAAGTATCTTGTCACCTGATGCTTCATCGAAGATTTCATCTTGTGGAATACCACGACCATTATCTGTAACAACCACAACCCCATTCTTTACCGATACATCAATCTTATTAGCATATTTGAATTTAGTTCGAATAGCTTCATCAATTGAGTTATCAAGAATTTCGTCGACCATTTTAGATAGTGCTGGAACGTAGTCTGACTTTTTCCACTCACCCATAACAAATCGTTCAATTTCCTCCTTAGAGGATGAACCCATGTACATACCAATACGTTCACGAACATGTTGTCGTGCCGTTAATATTCTAAAGTCTTCAGCCAAAGCTTAATCTCCATAACAATTTATAGTACCATTCTACACTGCTTTTAAGCAAATGTCAACAGTTAATTTCATTTAATTTCAATTTATTTTTGTTTGTCCGTATAAAAGGACGGTAGAAAGCACTTCTGCAGTGATTCTGCGAAGTATTTATAAATAGTACCATAAGCTGAAATAAATGTCAATAGGAATTTTCGTATGATTACAAATTATTTATCTCCGATCTCGTTTAAGGTCATTATTGAGAGACTGCCAAATGTTGAGTTCTTTACACAAAGGGTCAATATTCCTGGTCTCAGCATGAGTCCATCAGAGCAATTGTCTCCTATTCATAAGATCTATCAAACCGGTGATAGAATTGAATACGCCGATCTTGACCTATCTTTTATAGTAGATGAGAACATGGCGAACTATAACGAGATTCTTAACTGGATGGAAGGATTAGGTAATCCTGAAACTTCTAAACAAAGAACAGATTTGATAGCATCCAAAGCAGGCATGAGATCAGATATATCTATAGTAGTGGAAAACAGTTCTCGCAATGGCAATATTGAGTTTACTTTCACTGAAGCCTTTCCAACATCTTTAACGGGCATCGCTCTTGACGCTACAAATTCTGATGTTATTCCGCCCGAAGTTAGTGTTACATTCCGTTATACTAATATGACGTTCAAAAAAATTAGTTGACATTCTCTTAAAACTGTATTATAATATATTATAAAACGTACCACACTTGAGGATAACTTTACAATGAGTACTGATGACATTAGCGCCATATGGGCGGAAGATGCAAAAATCGATGAATCTAATCTTGGCGGTGAAGCTAAGAAGATTCCACAACTGCACAACAAATACTATACTTTATATTATAAGGAAGCTTTGAAAGTAAAGAAGCTTCGTTATGATTACAAAGAACTTGAGCTTGCTAAACGAGAATGGCTTGATGGTTCTATGGCTGAAGAAGATCTACGGGAACGTGGATGGAAACCGCAACAAAAGAAAATCATTAGACAAGATCTCGATAAGCATTTACAAGCTGATTCTGATATTATACGTTTAAGTCTAAAGATTGACTATCACACAGCAAACGCTGATTACCTCGAAGATGTTGTGAAGACTATTCATAGCAGGAACTTCATTATTAATAACATGATCGCAGTGCTTAAATTTCAACATGGCGAGTACTAATAAATAGTACTATATAATGATCAAAGGTTGAATATAATATGGAAGAACTAAA